GGGGCCTTCGACTAACAGTAATGTGTGGTGGTCGGGCGCTTCCCTCGGGGTCATGGACACGCAAGGGAAGGTCGTGTGCCAGAACTACTGGTCGCACAAGAAGCAGGCCAACGTCAACAAGTGGGATAACCTTGCCAGCTACGTGTTCCCCGACGTGATTACGACCTATGATTGCCCCGTCCTGGAGTGGATGTGGTTTCGCATCCGCCGGCCGAACAATGGCAACTGGTACTTCGACATTTCGGACAACGGCAAGTTCTGGCTCAACATCGGCAGCTATGGCGAGTCCGCTTACCTGGGCACGATTGACCGCATCTTCTTCGGGGCGATCAATCCGGCGGTCGGCGGTTGGGCGACCTTGGCGGCGTGGGACGATGGGGCGGGCATCTTGGGCAGCTAAGGGAGAGCGACATGACACTGGTAGTTGCAGACCGCATCCAGGAAACGACGGCCACGACCGGCACCGGCACCCTGACGCTGGGCGGGGCCGTCTCGGGCTTTCGCGCGTTCTCTGTCGTGGGCGACCGGAACGAGTGCTTCTACTGCATCGACGACGGCGCAGGCAACTGGGAAGTCGGCCGCGGGACGTACACGGGCTCGGGCACCACGTTGAGCCGCGACCTGATCCTCGCCAGCAGCAACAGCGGCAGCGCGGTCAGCTTCGGGGCAGGCACGAAGAACGTCTGGGTGGACGCGCCGGCAAAGCTGCTCACGCAGGCGGCCCTCGCGGTCGCCAATGTCCTGCTCTACGGGGCCGTGGGCAACGGATCAGCGGACGATCACGCCGCGATCCAGGCGGCCATCGACAGCGGGCTGCCGGTCTACTTTCCGGCCGCCACCTACGCCATCAGCACGGGGCTCACGGCCGGCAACAACGGCCAATCGCTGTCCGGCCCCAAGGGCGTGATCCTCAAGAAGACGGCCGGCGTGGACGCCCTCACGGTCACGGGCAACGACAACGAGATTCGCGGCATCACCATCGACGGCAACAGCCAGAGCGGCGGCAGCGGCCTGGTCATCAAGGGCGCGAACAACTACGTGGACGGCGTGGAGAGCCACCACCATTCGACGGGGCACGGCATCTGCCTGGACGGGCAATCGACGACGTGCGCGTACAACCGAATTCACGCCTGCTATTCCCACGACAACGGCCAGATCGGCATTTCGCAGAACCACGTCACGGACTCGATAATCTCCGACTGCTACACGTACCATAACGGCTACGAGGGGATCACGATTGACAACCAATCGTACCGTTGCCTGATCGACAACTGCAACGTGAACGCGAACTGCCAGAGCGGCGGCGTGGGCGGCATCGGCATCGACGAGGGCGACCTGGCCCGCATCACCAACTGCATCATCCAGGCGACCGGGAGCAGCCTGCCCGGCATCAAGTTCCAGAACAACCTGGGCTCGATGGCCGGCGTGAACATCTCGGGCTGCGTGTTCGTCGCCAACGGCGGCCCAGGCATCGTGATCTCCAACAACGGCGGCAAGACCGCCTCGGCGATCAGCGTCATCGGCTGCCGGTTCCAGACCAACGGCTCCCATTCCGTCACCATCGACAGCGGTTGCAACAACTGCACCGTGGCCCTTTGTGACCTGGGCAGCCAGACGATTTCGGACAGCGGCACAGGAACGATCCTGCAATACAACCAGGCGTACTAACCATGCTCGGACGCTCACCAATCTCGGGTTTGCCGATTGGCGCGCTCGTCACCGGGGGCGGTGGCGGGGGCGGCGGCAGCAGCGGGAGCGCGCCCCCGAAGGGTTCAGCCTCCATCCTGGGCACGGCCGGCGCACGCCTCGGCGCGATGATGCTGGACACGGCCGGCTTGCCCGGGTGCGGGGCGGCGAGCGCGCTGTCGCTGGGCCAGTCGGCCTCGGCGGACCTTTCCGGGTCCGCGCGTCCGGCCACCAGTGCCCTGGCGATGGGCCAGACGGCGACCGTCACCCTGGTCCGCAGCGACCTGCCGCTGACGCCGCTGATGACGAGCGACACGGCCCCGCTGGGCACCGCGAGTTCGACGGCCCTCTACGGCTCCGGGACCTACCCGGCGTACCTGGCCTTCGACGGCTTGAACGGTGCGCTCAGTTCGAGCGTCCTGTCGGCGGGCTACCCGGCCTGGTGGCAGTTCCAGTTTCCTTCGCCGCAGAAAGTCACGGCCTATGCCCTGTGGGCACGGTCGGATGGGGCCACGGACGAGATGCCCCGCAGCTTCAAGCTGTGGGGCTCGCCGGACGGGACCAACTGGACGCAGGTGTCGGCCGTCAACAACGCGACCAACTGGCAGGTGGGCCAGAAGCGCGTGGTCCTGGTGGACACGCCCGACTGGTACACGCACTACAAGCTGACGGTTACGTCGAACAACGGCAGCGTGGATGCCGTGTCGATTGGCGAGTTGCTCCTGTACGGGCCGTCCACGGCGATCCCGCGGTTGACAAGTAACACGACGCCGGCTGGCACCGCGAGTTCGTCCGACTCCTTGGCGAACGCCTACAAGGCGTTCGACGGCGATTACCACAGCAGCAGCGTGGCCTCGCAGTCGGCGGCTTCGTTCCCGGTCTGGTGGCAGTACCAATTCACCGCGCCGGTTGAGATCAAGTCCTTCGCGCTCTGGGCCCCGTTCGAGGACCGCGGCGCTGAGATGCCGCAGGCGTTCAGCCTCCAGGGCTCGACGGACGGCATCGCCTGGACCACGCTCTCGAATGCGATCACGACCGAGACGAACTGGCACCCCGGCGAGCGCCGGCACTACCCGCTGGCGGTCACGGGCGCGTATGCCTACTACCGGCTGACGGTCACGTCCAACAATGGCGACGGCGGCTATTGCTCCTTCGGCGAATTGTCGCTGATGACCGAGCGCATCCCCGCCGTGCTGGCAGACGCCACAAGCCACCTGGCGATGGGCCACGCGGCAGCGACCGCGACCGTACACGGTCGCGCGGCCAGCAGCAATGTTGTGTTCTCGACGATCCCGTACCTCGGCCAGCATTTGACCGGTGGGGCGGCGTCCGCCCTGGTGTTCAACTACGCGACGGGCGCGCGGCACACGTCCCTGCGGGATGCGACCAGCGCCTTGGCGCTGGCGGGCTCCTCCGTGCGGACGCGCGTGCAGTTCCGCGGGGCGACGAGCGCCCTGACCTTCGGGCAGAACTCGATTTGCAGCCTCAGCAAGCGCGGCACCAGCAACCTGCCGCTGTCGCAGAGCAACACGGTCCACAAGCGCAGCGTGCCGCAGGCCACGAGCGTGTTGGCCGTCGCCCAGACGGCGACCGGCTATAACACGGTCCACCATGTTGCGGCGACTGATCCCTTGGCTGTGGTGTCCAGCGCCGATGTCAAGAACCGCGCAACGCACCTGGCAGCCGCCAGCGCACTGCAACTGATTGATGCGGCCAGCGTCCACCCGACGAAGCCCCGCCTGTCCGCCGTGGATCAGGTGGTTCTGGACCAGACGATTGTACGCGCCGGCTCGCAGCATTGCGGGGCCGTCAGCCACCTGGCGATGGCGGACACGAACCGGCTCAACCGGCCGATCCGCGTGGACGCAACGGACACGATCCAGACGATGGGCTTCGTGTTCGATCCCGACACGCTTGTGAACTCGCTGGTGGTCCTCGCCGGGCTGTCCGACGCCGCCACGACGGTGGACAAGCGCGGCGTGCTCACTGCGACGAGCCACTTGTCCTTCGGCTATTCGGCCCTGGGCGGCGTGACGCACGCGGCGGCCATCGCGGTCGGCGCGACCAGCGCTTTGAGCCTCGGGCAGGCGGCCTATTCGATCCGCGAATCGGCGACGTTCAGCGCTCTTCAGCTTGGCGACCTGGCAACGGTCGTGTCGTCCAAGCCGGCCAGCGACCAAGTGACGCTTGGGCACAAGGCCACGGTCACGGTGGTGCGCGTCCTGTCGGCCGAGTCCGGCTTGACGCTCGGGCAAGTCTTTGTCTACGAGTCGCCGACCAACGACATCGAGTTCCTTTACAAGCCGCGCATCGGGCAATCGCTGCCGGACTTGCCGACGCCCCCGCCGGGGACGCTGGTGTACGCCCCGGACGCCGATTACCCGCCGACGACGTTCCTGTATCCGGCGGTGTCGCCATCGGACACCTTGACGCTGCGGTCGCCCGAGTTGGGCAACAAGGACCGTTTGGCGTTCAACCGCATCAGCCGCGAGACTCGCGGCGGAACCCTGGTGGTCTACGCGGACCCCATCTGGCCGAAGACCCAGGTGCAAGTCTTGTCCTTCACGGGCCTGTCGGAGACGCAGGCCGCCGACCTGCTCAACTTCATGTCCAGCCACCTGGGCCTGGAGATCGGCTTCGTGGATTGGGAGAACCGCCTGTGGAAGGGGGTCATCACTAATCCGACCGAAGCCGTGACGCAGGACGGTCAAGGCGCGATGTTTGCGGCGTCGTTGGAGTTTGAGGGCGCTCTGGCGTAAGGAGGCAGGCATGTTCCAAGTTTCCGCACCGTCGCCACTCCTGCAAACGACCACCGTGCTTCCGAGCCCGCAATTCAGCGATCAAGAGAACCTGCTGGATACGGTGTCTCGGAAGCTGGCGATGGACGGGACGCGCTACACCTACGTCAAGCGCCGGGACGGCCGCCGCAAGCTGAAGTGGACCTTCCTTCTCAGCCGCAACAAGGCGCTGGAACTGCGGGCCTTCATCTTCGCCTACTTCGCCGTCGCGGTGCAGGCGGTGGACCACCGCGGGCGGACGTGGGTGGGGCACTTCACCAACAATCCGTTCGAGTTCGATACGCCGAACGCCGCGGCTCCGGCGATCACGCCCATGCCGCGCGGCGAGTTGCAAGCCATTGACATCGAGTTCGAGGGAGTGCAGCAATAATGCGTACCATTTCTAGCGACGGTCTGGCGAAACTGACGACCACCCACGGCAACGAGCCGGTCTGCATCCTGGAGATCGACTGGTCCGAAGGCGGGGTCACGTCATCGTATGCCGACAAGGACATCGCGGGGCCGCCGGCCATCCCAGGCAAGATCGTGGAGTTGGGCGACCTGGACGAAGCCATCGACGTGACGATGCAGAACAGCCCGTCACAGGAAATCGCCATCACGCTCGACGACACGGACGGCGCGCTCAAGAAGATTTTCGATGCCTACGACATCCACAAGCGGCCCGTGCGGCTGTACCAGTGGTTCACGGGCCTGGCGTTGAGCGACAAGTTCCTGGTGTTCTCCGGCAAGATCAACACACCGGCCAGTTGGAACGAGCGCGACCGCACGGTCAAGTTCAGCGCCGTGTCGCAGATCGAAGACAAGGAGATCGGGTTCTCGGCAGACGAGGGGCAGTTCCCCTTCATCCCTGCGGACCTGGTGGGCAAGGCGTGGCCGATGGTGTTCGGCCTGGCCTACGACTACCCGGCGCTCAAGATGTCGCTGGCGGTCACGGGTACGACGCTGCAAGGCGTGGGCATCCTCGGCGGACAGCAGGAATACTCGAACAGTCCGCTGTACGTGAACGGCTCGAACCGGGACGATCACAAGTTGATGCAAATGTCCATCGAGCACATCCACTACAGCACGCTCATGCAGGCGAGCGAGTTGTGGCAGATCGTTGACCCGAAGAAGTCCGCCGATTTGCTGGACGCTGCCAACAAGTTGAACCAGCAACTCAGCATGGAAGCCTTTATGATGCTGCGGCAGGAGAAGTGCGCGGTCGAGCGGCGGGCCTTGCAGATGGCCGAGGCGGACTTCCAGGGCGAGGGTGCCAACCCGGTCCACATCCTCGGCGGCGAAGACTTCCCGCAGAACACTCCCGTGACCATCCAGATCGGCAGCGGCCTGTTCCACGGGGTCTTCCAAGGGGACGCCTTCTACATCAGCAGCCGCGTGGACCCGCAGTTGGAAACGGAACTCGCCAACCAGATCGCCAACACGATCACGAATGCGGCCTACCAGCGGGTGCGGCTGCCGGACTGCCAGCCGATTCCCGACACGGGCTGGCATCCGTATGACTTCCGCGTGCCGGTGCCTTGCACGCCAACCCCCGAGGGCACAGGCAATTCGTGCGAAGTCCGCAACTACGGACTCTACAAGTTCTTGACGCCGCCGCCGGGCGGCTTTGTGCTAATCAACTCCCTGGTGAACGAGACGTGGTACGATGCCGGGTCGCCGGTGCGGTTGTACACGGACCCCACGATCACCTACATCGCGTCGATTACGCCGGGGACTGTGCTGGCCGTGAAAGCCTTCCAGTCCGTGGACGGCGTGCGGCGGCTGACGCCCGTGCCGCAGGACCTTTACACCATCGAGACGAAAACCTACGGCAGCGTCACCGCCGTGCAGGTCGTGTTGAAGGAGCAACTGAGTCAGGTGTGGTTCGTGAACGCCCACGGGGACAACGTGCGCGGCTGGTCCGACGAGTTGTACATCACTTTCCAGTCGTCGGTCGGCCCGAACATCGTTGACACCCTTGAGTACATCATCGACAACTACACGGACCTGACCTACGACGCGGACAGCTTCAACTACGTTCGCACGAAGCTGGCTCCGTTCCCGGCGAACTTCCCGCTCTTGCAGCGGAAGAACGTGGTGCAGGTGCTCAAGGAGATTTGCTTTCAGTCGCGTTGCGCCTTGTGGCTGGAGGACAATGTTGTCTACATCAAGTACCTGCCCGAGGAGCCGACGCCGGTGGGCACGATCACGGTCAGCGACATCGACGCTGACAAGGGCATGGCGGTGGAACTGGCGCAGCGCACGGAAGACATCGTTACGAAGATGAACATTACGTGGCGGCTGACGAACGTGCCGGCCTACGAGTTTTCCGCCGAGCAGGCCAGCCAGAGCCAGTACATGGTCTTGCGGCACAACGTCCAGCGCTACGGCCTCTGGGAGAAGGATTACGATTGGTACATCTTCAACCAGCCGGACATCATCCTCAAGATGGCGACCTTCTGGTTGATCCGCTTGTCGAGTGCTTGGAAGCGGGTGAAGTTCCGCACCTACCTCCACAAACTGCCATTCGAGGCGTTCGACTGCCTGACGCTCGACGCGACGGGCTACGTCGCCTTGGGGCCGGTGAAGATGGTTGTCGAGAAAGCGGACTACAATTCGGCGGAAAACTGCATCGACTTCGAGTGTGCGACGCCCGTGCGCGGCGGCACCCTGGTGCAGGACCCCTTTTACTGGCCCGCGGCGCTGCCGCAATCGACGACCTGGCCCTCGCAGGCCGACATCGACAGCGGGAACGCGGGCGGCGGCGGCCTGGGAACGAATGCGTCCGGGACGCTGCCTGTCGGCGATACGTCGAGCCTCCCCAGCAAACCCGTGTTTCTGGGCGGCCCGAACGTGGTGTTCAGCGGCCCCGCGGACTGGGGCGACCGGACACCGACCGACGTGGGCTTTGCGGCACAGGCTTTGCCGGCGATTGCCTTGTACCAGGACACGCCCGGCATTGCCCACTTGCCGTTCGACTTTACACCCGTCTTGTTGGCACCAGGACCCTCCATGCAGATCGCGCAAGACCCGCATCCGCTGGTGATCGACCTGTCAACAACTACGGTAATGGATTCCAAGGCGGGGGTCGCAAAGTACGGATACTTTGGGGACGTGTTTCGGCTTACCGCCCCCGGCGACAATTCGCATGGCGCGTTGGCACTGGATGTCAACGCCCAGGTGGTGGACAGCAGTGCGGGCGACCTGCCTGCGGCCAGCCCGCAGACGGCGCTCAAACAGGTATTGGTCGTCAACGACGGCCAGTTAGCTATTGACTTGACCGCGTTCGTGACCAACGTGACGGACAGTACGCATGGTGCTCTGTCCGATGTGTTCATCGTCCAGAATGATCTTCTGATGGTGGATGGTCAAAGCAGTAGCGGTGTGAAGATCATCACGGACGATGCGCCGGATGGTGCGTTATTCGACTTCAAGTTGGATACGAACACCGGCAAGCTAGGCGCAGGGACAGCGTTCTTGCAGTCACCTTGAGCGGCGACCGTAGGGATCGACGGAAACTGACTTGAGGGTTCGTGTTCGAGTTGATTTGTGCAACCTTCAACTGGAGGGCCAACCGATGGCTGAAAAGTGGATTCAGGGGGCAATCAAGCACCCTGGGGCTCTGAAAGCCAAGGCCAAACGGGCAGGCGAGAGCCTTTCGCAGTTCATGCGGGAGGCCCACAAGGACCCGACGACCAAGCGCCAGGTCGCAATGGCGCGGACCCTGATGGCGATGTCACACCGCCGGAAGGGCAAGTAACGTCAGCCGGCGTTCGGTTGGCGTGCGTTTCGTTCGATCAGTTTCTCTTAACGAAAAGGTACACTACGATGCAGAACATCGGAGCACCGGCCGGCAACGGCAACATCGACAACATCCTCGTTCAGGCCGAAGGCGAAACCGGCACGCACGTCGAGCGCAAGCCCGCGATGGGCGAAGCCCTCGCCGAGTCCGGCGACGTGAAGGCCCCCGAGGTCAACAAGGCCGCCAAGTACGACGGGCAGTGGAAGGGACTCTAAGCCATGCAGGGAATCGGCGACAACCCGAAGCCGACCCACAATGACATGGCGCTGATCCCGGCCCAGGGGCGCGATCCCCAGGCCGTCGATCAAGACGTGGCCGCCGCGCGTGCCAACGATCACGCGCGGCGGATGGGGCCGTCGCCTGCCCCGCAGTGGGTCCATGACGACGAATCCAGCGAGTCTTGCCCGGACGAGGCCGCTGAGGGGGAGTGAACCATGCAGGCGATCAATCCTCCCCGACCAACCCATGCCGATATGGTCCTCGTGCAATCGCAGGGCCGCGATACGCCTTCGGTCCAAGTGGACCTGGCAAAGGCGCGGTCTGCGGCAGAGGCCATTCGCGCAGAACGTGTGGCAGCCTTGGGGCCTGACCCCGACTGCCCGGTGCCAATCCCGTAATGTGGAGGCAGTCCAGAAGTAGAGAAAGGGCACCCGGCGACAAGCGCCGGGTGCCCTTTTGTTTCTGTGTCAGTGCCTACTTCTTGCCGGCCACGATCCGTGCTGCCGCGCCCGCTTTGCCGCGGGCTTCCATTTCAGCAATCAGGGTGCGGATGCTCTTCGGCTTGTGGACGGTGGCCGCCTGCCGCACGGGGCATCCCTGGCAAAGGTCGAGCGTGACCGGGCAACCGAACTGCTCACAGCCGAGGCGGTTGCACCGGCCGGCGATCACAAGCTGCTTGTCCCGTATGAGGACGCCGAAGGCCCGGTGGATGCACTCCGGCCATGCAGGGCGGAAGAGCCGCGGGTTTGTGCCGTCGCGGGTGTAGCCGTAGATGTCGGCTGGTGTGCCCGTTGGGAATTCGAGCGCTCCGTCTGGATGACAGACGGGCCGCCCGCATTCCAGATCACCTTCAGGAACCGCGTGTGCCAGAGTCCGGTACACGTCCGTCTGCGGCCCGTCGTAGTTGAGCACGTAGTTGATCTGTAGGCCGTCTTGCTTGTCGCCGGGCACCGGCAGCGGCGTACTCGGGCAATCACAAGGTTGGGTCATGGCTCACTCCTCACGGGACAAGTCGCACAGATGGTGGACGGCACACGCTGCCCGAACGTGGGTGCTTGCGGATTGTTGCACCGCATGATGATGTCGATGCAGCCGCAGTTGGCCTTGAGGAAGGCGGTCTGCATCCGTAGCGCACATGGCAGCCACAGCGGCAGGAAGCGCCACTGGTTGTCGGGATCGCGTACATAGCCGTTGATGTTCTGCGGCGGTTCCCAGTCCTTGTCGTCGTGCGGATAGACGATGGAACCATCGGGCTCGAACACGGGCCGCCTGAAGGTCCGGTCCTTGCTCGCGTCATCCGGCGGCAGCGTGGTGCTGATGGCCGCCAGGTCGGGGCGAGGGACATTCGGCGAGTAGGCTTCCGGGGTCGGCGGGGTCACGGGGGCTGCCTCCGCGAGCGGCTTGTCGGCAATGGTCGTGATGGTCGCCGTCTTAGCGTCCTTGCAACCCTCGGGTATTTGCATTTGGATTCGTTCGAGGGGCCCCAAGGCCGGGACCGGGTAGGTCTTCTGCGTGAGGTTGCGGAAGTCCAAGTTCCGGTAGTGGTCTGGCGACGGGTCCTGCCGCAGGGGACAGCCGATGCAACGGCTGATGGGGACTGGCCCCAGGGCAAGAAGGCAGGTGGGCGTAATGACCATCGTGCGGTTGTCGAAACCGACAAGGCGATGCGCGCAGGGCTGCCACGGCGGCAAGTAGATTTGCGGATTGTCCGGGCTTGGCGTCCAGCCCGCGGGCACGTTGGCCGGGGGCTCGCTGTAGCGGATCATCCCGTCAGGTTCAATGACTGGCAACATAGTTTATCCTCACGCATACCAGCGGTACTCGACGCTCCAAGTGGTCGAGCCGTCGTAGTCGGTCGTGTTCTCGGCGTCACTACAGGGGTTCATGTCCTTGTAGGGAGGGAACCACGACAGGTTCGGAGTCAAGCAACCTGCACCGCAATAGCACCAGACCGCCTTCTTTCCAGCGATGGGTGCGGCGCTTGAGAAGGTCATCAGGGCAAACGGGACACCGCCTGGTGAAAAGTAGCCGCTTAGGACGAGGTTAAAAGGACCGCTGGTGCCCCAGCGGACGGCAAGCGTCCAACTTTCGCGCCAGGGGCCGAGCATGTCCTTCGGGCTGCACGGCTTATCGGCCCACGGGTGGCCGGTCAGTGCGGCAACCATCGGCCACATATTCTGGCAGTTCCCGGGAAGGTCATGGGCCTGGGCGCAGGAATCATAGCTGGTAAAGAAGGCACTTTGCGCCGTGGCCGCTGCGTCGGCCAGTCCGCGTTGGACGGCCATGTCGGAAGTCTTGGTGTTGATCTGTCCTTGCAGCCCGTTGATGACGCCCTGGTCCGGCTTCGGCTTCGCCTGTTCCGTGGCGAGTTGGCTTTGCAACGTACAGCGGGCAAGATAGTCCAGGTAGTAGGCGGTGCAGGCCGCCCATGCCTGGTTGCCGAGGGCGATGGTTGACGTGTAAGGGACGGGATTACTCAGGTCGCCGCACGTCGCCACCTCGCACCCGTGGATCGGAACGACCTGGTAGGTCTTGACGGACTGCTGCTTGCATTGCTGGCACCAGCCGTTGGCAATCGCCGTGTTGATGTCGTCGATGGTCTTCTGTTTCCAGAGATCGGGAATGGTGTCGAAGGTGTTGCTGCTGCAAATGGCTTGCAGCGCATCCTGAACCCCCTTGATGTCGGTCTTCGACCAACGATGCGGGTCCGTCACCGGACTCAGTGCGGACGTGCCATTGCAACCGGCCGGCGGGTTGTTTGCCAGGTCGTTGACCTGCTGGATGATCTTGTTCCAGTCGGCGAGTTTCAGAACTGGTCCCATGTCACACCTCCTAGAACATTTGCAGCAGCGCCCGGTAGACTTCGGCCTCAGCCAAGGCGTCGGCCAGGGCGTCGTGGGCGTTGGCGTTGACGACGTTGAACTTGGCGCAGAGCGATCCCAACCCCACGCGGTTGAACGGGATCGCCTCGCCACGCATGGCGGCCCGGTCGTTGATGGCAATAGCCAGCAGCATCCCATCGCGGGCGTGGCTGAACCAGATGTCGTCGAAGAGCGTGACGCCCAGCCATTCCTTGAGCCAACTCGACTCGAACGACCAATTATGCGCCATCGGCACCAGACTCTTCTTGAAGGGCAGGTCTAGGCTCTCGAACCACTCGACGAACAAATCTTTCACCTTGTCCTGGTCAGGGGCGTGCAGCAGCAGTTGCTCCATCGGGATGTTGTGCTTGAATTGTGCCTGCTGCTCGGCCCGTTCGGGGAAGTTGGGCTTGATCTCGGTGTAGAAGGGACGGAGGTTGGCCGCCGGCTTCAACTCGGCGTCCAGCGGCACGCAGGCGACCTGGATGATCTCGTGGTAGCCGGGCCGCCGGCCGGTGGTCTCCAAGTCCACGGACACGAGCAGGTTGCCATTGAGATTCAGGAGTCCGGGATAGGTCTTCATGGGGGTTTGCTCGGTCGGATGCCTCCGGCCCCGCGCGTGCGGGGCCGGAGCGGTTGGGATTGGGTCAGGATTTGCAGGTCTTCCTTGCGGCCTTCTTCGCCAGCTTGCGCTTGGCCGGCTTCTTGGCCTTCCGCTTGATGGCCCTCAAGGCGCTTTTGATGACCGCCCGGTAGCTTGGCATGTCGTTCAGGCTGGCAGGCAACACGCCGCGCTCGATCATCTCTTCGTAGTGGATCAGGGCCATCGCGTTGAACATGATGGCCGCCAGGTGGTCCTCGTCCTTCAACCCCTGCTGGAACTTCATCAGGTGCCGTTTCAGGGAGGCCACGCACCGGCTGAATGGCATCCCGTTCTCCCAATTGCGCTCGGCATATTTCGCGGCTCCCATGCGGAGCCAGTGGCCCTGCCGCTCTTCGGCGAAGGGGGAGATCAGGTCGGGCCGCGGCTTGTCGTCCGCGGTGTCGCGGATCGCCCGGCCCTTGCCGAAGGATTGTCGCTTGCCGTTGTCACACATGCTGTACTTGCTCACGGTCTTCTTCTCCGGGTGCAACTTCGAGGTAATCGCCGTCACGCCTGTCAGCGAAGTCCTGCGGATCATCCGGGAAGGCATCCATTTCAACCTCGGCGACAGGTTCGACGAGCACAATGGAACGGGTCACGTAGCCAGCCGTGCGGTAGACGTGGATCAACATGGTGTAGCCTCCACAGGGGCCTTGAACACCAGGTCTTGGACGTAGCGGTCCCCTGCGTGCCCCCGGATGATCCGGTGCCGGTTCGGCATCTCCCGGGACACCTTGATCTTGGACCACAGGTGCTTTTCTCCGGCGTCGAGCCATTTTTGGAAGGCGTCGAAGAACTCGCCGAAACGCAGCGAGCAGGTCTCCTTTCGGGCCTGGCAGCATTCCTCCAGGAAGCGTTGCAAGTCGGTCTTGTGCAGCTCTTCACTTCTGGTCTTGCTCGCGGTGGACACCATCGGTAGCCGCAGGCGGTCGAACAGTGGCGGAAGCGGCATGTTCAAGAGCGTGTGCATGAAGTGCGGGGCCTCGGCGGTCAGTTTTTGCAGCATGGTCTTCTTGGGAACTTGCTGCTCAGTGAGAAGGTCGCCAACTTCGATGACCGTGATGCGGGTGTCGCCAGACATCACGGGGCACGCGGACTGCTTGTTGGCTGTCTGAATCCAGTGGGTGGTGTTGGGGACCGAGTAGACATCTCGCCGCATCTGGCGGATGGACAACGTGGTGGCGGTGGTGTACTCCTTGATGCGGGCGTATGCGCCGGGTGTGAGGGAGACATCCTTTTCTTCCACGGCACAAATGACTGCCCCGGCCAGCTCGCCGTTGAACTCGTTGTTGTTGGTAAGGGCCTTGTCCGCCTTGACAACGCCTTTTGTCACCAAGAGGCTCAAAGCCTCGTGGAGAACGCTCTTGCCGGCTTTCTCGTTGCCCCACAAGAACAAGTAGGGCAGTGGCTCGAAAGGCTCGCGGAAGGCGCACGCCACCCATGTCTTCAAGTAGTCGGCTCCGGTCCTGATGTTGGCCTGCTGTGCCCAGGGCAGATCACGCAGGGCCACTGTCAATTCGACGCCGATGTGCTCGAAGATCATGTCCCAGTGGGGATGCTCGGGCGTCGTGTCCGGTTCCAAGGCCGCTGGCAAGTACAAGAATTGGGCGGCATCCAAGTTCCACTGCCGGCCGCCGGGGTATTCTGCATGGAAGGGCAGGCTGACCAGCCGCCACCCTTTCGCAACGGCTCCGCCCATGATGCACTCGGCGGCATCCTTGGCATTGCCGATATTTTGCAGCAGCATCTTCACGTTGGCCGCGGGTTCGCCAACCCATTCCTTATCCTTGTGGACGACCCAGCCGACGAATTGCTTGGCGGAGGTTTCGACGGCACGCAGCAGATTGTCGTACTCCGTCAAACCGAGGTCGTCGTTCTTCTTGTCGGTAACGACGGTCTCGAAGACGCGGACCCACTTCGTCTTCTTCGCCAGCCAGCCGTCCGGCTCTTTCAGGTCCGCGTCACCCCTCTTTCGTTCGATCTCCATGACGAGGCGGCCGTCTTTGTGCGGCTTGAGCAGCGTGCGGCGATCCACGAACATCGGGTCCACGGCAATGTTCTCTTCACCGAGAATCTTGGCGACGTGTATAGCGTCCTCGGGTGTCTTGAACGTGTACCCGCCCTTGTCCGGGTCCTCGATTCCACCGCGAAGTTTGGCGGCAGCGGTCAGGTCCGGCCGATGGTTGAAGTAGCAGGTGGTCCACCCCTGGCCGTCTTGCGTCCAAGTGTTTGCTTCGGCTACGCCGGGCGAAAAGCGGAAGACCCGCCAGCCGCCGTTCGGCAAAGGGAACAGGAAACAGTTTGGGTTGCCGGGATTCCGGCCTTGGGAATTGGTCCCGAAGACACCGACTAGCCCAAGCTCCTTGCCTTGATTTTCCATCACCTCGTTCAGCGCACAGGTGTGCGTCTGCAAGAGGTGGTGGTCGGCGACCCAGAGCGTGGTGTAGCCGGTATGCTGGAGCGCGGCGATCTGCGCTTTGTGGCTGTCGTCGAGGGGGATGATCTTCCGGCTGGAGGTCAATGCCTCGAAGGGGTCCAGGTCATCCTCCGCCACCTCATTGATGCGGACCTTTGTACGCTTGCGAGTGACCACTTCGATATGGTCGCGCCAGTTGGCCGGCAGATCGGCTTCAGCAAGGACCTTGGTGGCCGGCTTGATGATGGCGAGCCCCTGATTGGCTTTCGTCATCTTGCGATGCCATATCCACATGACCCCGCCGCAGCAGTCGATCTGCGAGGCGAAGTCGAAGTTGCACTCGCTCGACATCATGCCGAGGATGCAGCGGGCCAAGGCGGCGTGTTCCGTGTGATTGGCCGTGGGGATGCCGGCGTCGTCAAAGTACGCATAGAGATGGAGGCCGGTTCCACCCGTGCTTTTTCGCACCTCAATATAGGGAAGCCGCATCGCGGCCTGCTTGACTTTCTCCAAATCCTCGTTGCTGAGCCCCACGCCCTTGGCGTGCGCCGTGAGGCTGTCAAAGTCGAAAGCCACCCGGCGGGAGCGTCGTGCCCGCCAGTCCCAGCCCGTGCAGCCGATCCCCTCGGCACGCTCGGTGAAGGAGAAGGTCAGCTTGTAGTCGTCCCAGGTTGGCTCCGAGTTGGCGTCGTGCGGAATGCGGATGGACCACCAGGTCTCCGTGCCGTTGGTCCAGGTGCTGCGCTTGCCGGCCACGGGCTCGCCATCGCCGGCCAGGACATTTACCTGGGTTTCCATTGCAATGGACCACCGATCAAGAAGATCGGTGTTCGCAGCCGTCTTGCGGGCTTGCAGGAAGGCTTGCAGGGCTTCACTTACCTGTGGCATGGTGGCTCCGTTTAGCGCGTTTACACGCCGATCGCTCAAGAGCGTAATTGGTGTGCCACCCTTACCAGACGGCAGAAGCGGCAATTTTTCTAAGGAGTCTTAGAAAAACGATTTGTTCTGCCGTCTGGTAAGGGTGTGACAGACGAATTGCGATGGATTCCGACCGATCAGCTTGTGGACCCGCCGCTGGTGCTCCGGCTGGTGAATCGCGGGGCGATGGCCTACCTGGAGTTGCGGGACTCGATTGCCGACCGTGGCATCCTGAACCCGATCCTGGTCCGGCCGTCCGCCCGCTTCCCGGGGAAATACGACGTGGCGGATGGCCTGTACCGTGTCACGGCGTCCCGTGAAGCCGGCTTGGCGACCACGCCCTGCCTCGTCAAGGACCTGACGGACGACGACCTGCTGGCGATTCAGATTCAGGCGAACGCCCTCCGGCCAGAGACGACGCCGATGGACTATGCCCGTCAGATCAAACGGATCATGGAGGCTCGCCCCGAGGCCACCTTGGCAGAGATCAGCACCCGCATCCTCCACAAGAGCCCTGGCTGGGTCAGCGAGACCCTGGGGCTGCTGGACCTGAAAAAGGAGTATCAGAAGGCGGTGGACCGTGGCGAGATGCCGTTGGGGTCCGCCTATGAGTTGGCGCGGGTGCCCTACAAGCACCAGGCGCAGTTCTTCGACATGGCCCGGACGATGCCGGTGGGCGAGTTCCGGGCCGCGGTCCAAGCATTCCTGAAGCAGTTCCAAGAGGCCGTGCGGCAAGGGAAGCTGGATGCCTTCTTCACGGAGGACTTCAAGCCGCAGCCGTACATGCGGCCCCTCAAGGAACTGCAACCGGAGTACGAGCGGCCGACCGTCTCGGCCCTGGTCCTGGCCACTGAGAACTGCAAGACGCTGCTAGACGCCTGGCGGGCGGCATTGGCTTGGGTGATGCACCTAGACCACGCGAGTGTCGAGAACCAACGCCAGGTCGTGATGAACCGTAACCGCAAGAGAAAGGACATTCCCGACAAGCAAGACTGACTCCTCTGTCCGCTTTGTTTCGCTGTTTTCATGCACCTGTTTTGAGGTAAGCACCAATGTCCGACGACACGAACAATGCCCTGGTCCCCGTGAACCTGGACCAACTCCCCTCCACGCAGCTTGGCAGCGATGAGCAGTTCACCGATCTGGCCAAGAGCGCAGATTACCTCCTCCGCCTGCAACTGTTTACCAAGGGCAAGGCGGTCAACCGCAACCTCGTGCGCCCCGGCAACTACGGCATTCCCCTTTCCGACGAGGAAGTGACCGATCTGGGCGACCAGATCGACGTGATCCCGCTGGCCCGCCGGCCGAAGGCCATCGACATGACCGACAGCGAGGCGATCATCGTCAGCTATGACCCGGCCTCCGCGGAGTTCCAGCGCATCCAGGCACAGGCCGCGGAGAAGGAGAGCCACTGCATGTTCGGCCCCAGCTTCCTCGTCTACGAGCGGAGCCAGAACCTTTTTCTGGAGTTCTTCTGCGGCAACAAATCGGGTCGCCAGGAATCCAAGAAACTCTTCTCCTATCTGCCGCTGTCGCAGGCGGACATCGACGCCAAGGTGGCCAGGGGCGAAGACGTGACCGGCCTGGTGCCGCATCCTCCATTGCCATTGACGCTCAAGAGCCGGCTGGTGGAAAAGGGCACCTACTCGTGGCACGTCCCGGTCGTCGTGAAGTGTCTGGACACCTTCGAGCGGATGCCGTCGATGGACCGCATCGTGAAGGAGATCAACGCCTTCGTCAGCGTGAAGAACAACGGTGTCCAGCGCGCCGCGCCCGCTCCGACCAGCCGTGCCCGGTAGCTTCTCTGTTCCCTGCTGGACCTGCTGAAAGGCTCCGGCAGGGCTAGACACACCTGCCGCACCGCTCCCGCAAACGCCGGCCGACTGCGCATCGGCCACCGACGCTCGGTGACGTGCATCAAGGGCAGGTATTTGCTCCCCGCCAGTCGTGCCAACGGGCCTTCTGGCGGGTCCTGATCCTCGCCTGTCTTGCGGCAATCGTGCCGCAAGACAGGCATTCTCTGCGTGTTCACCATGAAGCCGGAATGCTTGTTGCTAACGTCGCCCGCCGTGAACCTTCGTGCGTTCACGAGCATCTGCCAGCAAGTGCTGGGCTATTCGCCCGTGCGCGCCGCGGCGGCGATGCCGCGCGAGTTGTCAGAGGCGGAGAAGTTTCTGAGTTGTCTGGCGGCGTTGCGGGACCCGGACGCCCCGGCTGGCTTCACGGCGGACTTGTTGCCTCACGCCTTCTTCAGTGTCTTTTTGGTCGCCGAGGACGGCGACTTGTACGACATCCTGGAGCGCTGTTCCGGGATGCCGTATGTCACCGCGGAGACAACCGCTCGTGGCGTGTCGGCAGCCGTCATCAGCGGCACCTTGGCTCAGTGGCGCGATGCCGTCGCTGCGGGGTCTACGCCCGCGGTGAAGTTGTCGGTGCGCGCCGGCTTCAACAAGGTCCACAGCATCTTTCGTGGTGCCGGTTTGGACGTGTGGGGCGACTACCGCAGTCGCCCTGCCCCTGACAACGCCACCCTTCTCTTGGAATACAGGCCACAGCGATGACTCCGTACTACCAGCGTGACAACATCACACTCTACTGCGGTGACAACCGCGAGATCGTGCCGACCTTGCCCGAATTGTCGATGGACTTCATCTGCACCGATCCACCCTACGGCCTGGACTTCATGGGCCACGAATGGGACCACGGTGTCCCTGGTCCGCTGTTCTGGGAGAAGTTCCTTCGGGTGTGCAAGCCGGGTGCGATGCTCATGGCCTTCGGCGGCACCCGGACCTATCACCGGCTCGTCTGCGCGATTGAGGACGCCGGTTGGGAGGTCCGTGATTGCCTCATGTGGCTGCAAGGCCAGGGCTTTCCCAAGGCCCCGGACGTGGGCCTGATGATCGACAAGGCGAAAGGGGCCAAGCGGGAGGTCATCGGTACGAAGGTCGGTCAGCCCGGCTACTCGCTTGCCGACAACGGCCGCACGAACGAGGTCTACGGTGATCTTCACAATCCGGCGGCCGAATGCGCCATTACGGCCCCGGCCACTGACCTGGCGAAAGCATGGACCGGTTGGGCCAACTCACTGAAGCCCGCCTGGGAACCGGTCACGTTAGCAATGAAGCCCCTGGACGGCACGCTGGCGCACAACGCCGAGCAGTGGGGCGTGGCCGGGTTGAACATCAACGCCAGCCGGATCGGGATGGACAGCACGATCCGCACGCGCAACCCACGGTCGGAGTCGGACGGCGGCTGGGTCAGTGTCAACCGGTCTCCTGTGGGTGGCTCGGAATGCGGGCGCTGGCCGGCAAACCTGCTCCTGGATGAAGGGGCGGCGGCCATGCTGGACCAGCAAACCGGCACGCTCAAGAGCGGCATGATGAAGCCCGGGCAGCAGCGCTCGGACGGCAAGGACGGCGGCTATCACCGCGGCTTTCCGCCTACGGCCACGGCCGCCGGCACCTACGGAGATTCGGGCGGGGCCAGCCGGTTCTTCTACACGGCGAAGGCCAACAAGAAAGAGCGCAACCCGCCGGGGATGAAGAATGACCATCCCACGGTCAAGCCCCTTGCCTTGATGGAGTATCTCCTCACTCTGCTGTCTACGCCTACGGGCGGGATGGTGCTGGACCCGTTCGCCGGCAGCGGTTCCACGCTGTTGGCTGCCAAACGGCTCGGGCGGCCGTGTATCGGCGTCGAACTCAGCGAGCACAACTGCGAAATCGCGGTCGCCCGCCTGAAATCACTCTAGCCTTCATTTTTTCGCTGATTCAGTAAGTGTCAGCTCTCTTACTCGGTGCTCAAGGCTGGAAGAGGCGTGTAAACGCGAGAAGACTCTGATGCCCGTCGTCCAAACCCAGTTGCGTACTACGACTTCCTCCGGGACGCCGATCCTGGTGACGGCCACCTTGGAGTACAAGGATGGTCGCATTTTCTTCATCAAGAGCCCCTACAGCCTGAAGGACGAGATCAAGGCGATGCGCGGCTCGCGTTGGCACGGCTACGACGAGCAGGACCCGCGGAAGATTTGGTCCGTGGAGGACTGCCCGCGCAACCGCTTTCAGCTTTCCTTCCTCGTAGGCGAAGATGCCTACGCATGGTTCGACCGGCCGCTGGTGCGGCACGAGTACACGCGACCGCTGAAGGACCACCAGAAAGACCTGACCGACAACGGGCTGACGTACCACTACCACATCTTCGCGGCCGAAATGGGCACGGGCAAAACCCTGTCGGCCCAGGAAGTCATCGAGCGGTCGAGCATCGACTGGTGGTTCTGGGTCGGCCCGAAGACCAGCCTGCCGAACATCAAGCGGGAGTTCCGCAAGTGGAACTTCCCCTTCGACCGGTTCAACGTCGAGTTCTTCACCTACGAGGGACTGAAACTGTGGGTGGACGAGTGGAAGCCCGGCCAGCCGTTTCCGGCGGGAATGATCTGCGATGAATCCAGCCGGTGCAAGAACTCCGGCTCGCAGCGCTCGCAAGCCTGCCAACGCCTGGCGGACATGATCCGCGAAAAGTACGGGCTGGAGCACGGCTTCGTGATCGAGATGTCCGGCACCCCGTCGCCGAAGTCGCCGGTGGATTGGTGGAGCCAGTGCGAGATCGCCTGGCCCGGGTTCCTCCGCGAGGGGAGCCAGAAGGCGATGGAAGAGCGGATGGCCTTCATGGTCCTGCAACAGTTCGACGAAGGCGCGTTCAAGAAGCGGATCGGCTGGAAGGACGACGAGAAGAAGTGCGAGAAGTGCGGCGAGACCCGCGAGGCGGGGCCACACGAGTTGGATGGGCTCACGGAGCCGGACGCCTATCACCCGTTCCAGGCGAGCACGAACGAGGTCGCCTACCTGCACGAACGGCTCAAGGGGCTGGTCACGATCAAGCACAAGAAGGACTGCCTGGACCTGCCCGACAAGCGCTACCGCAAGATCATCTGCAAGCCGTCCGCGAGCATCGTCCGCGTGGCCGAGGCTGTCGTGTCGTCGGCCCCGAACGCCATCACCGGCATGACCCTGCTCCGGGAGTTGAGCGACGGCTTCCAGTACCGCGAAGAGCAGGATGGCACGAAGCCCTGCACACATTGCAGCGACGGCACGGTCACGCAGTACGTGGACCCGCAGAACCCGGAGCAATCGTACCCGGGTATTGGCCTATTGCCGCCCGATGTGGTGGCTCGGCTGATTGAGCAGACGGTGACGTGCCCGGTGTGCGGTGGCGCACGCGAAGTCCCGAGGATGATCCGCACATCCCACGAGGTCCCGTGCCCGAAGGACGCCGCCCTGAAGATGCTCCTGGACGAGAACGAGGAGACCGGCCGTCTTGTAATCTTCGCCGGCTTCACGGGCTCGGTGGATCGGGTGGCCCGGCTGTGCCTCAAGGAGAAGTGGACCGTTGTGCGGTGCGACCAGGGCACTTTTCAAGTGCTCACGCACGACGGCGAGCCTGTCAGCGAAGAGCCACTGGACTACTGGGCCAACATGAACCATCCGCGGGTGGCCTTCGTGGCGAACCCAGAGTCCGGCGGCATGAGCCTGACACTGGTCGAGGCCCGCACGGCGGTCTACTGGTCCAACTCTTGGAAGCCGGAGTACCGCATCCAGAGCGAGGACCGCATTCACCGTATTGGCATGGACCTGAACCTGGGCTGCTTGATTGTGGACTTGATCCATTTGCCCACCGACGAGCGCGTGCTGGACGTGATTCGTGAGAACCGCAAGTTGGAGCTAATGACGATGGGCGAACTGATGGCCGGCGTCCAGTGGGACACCAGTTCGGATGGTGTGGACGGAACTCTCCAGATCGTGGAGGCCGTGTTGTGAAGTACATCCAATGCCGCATCCTGGTGTATTCCGGCCACTGGGACGAAGACGCGAGCGGCTTTCGTCGTAGTTGGGGCAAGCGCCTTCGTGCCGCGGTTCACGAGGCCGTTGCTGACGAGGGTGAACTTGTCGGCTTGGCGTTTATGCTCACCGAGCCGAATTCGGTGGGCCTAGCCGTGACAATTGAAGTCTTGATGGAGTGGTGCCCTGACAACCCGGGTTCACTTGTCGAGCGCCTTCACGAAGGACTTGTTGTTCGCTTGAAACCGGAGTGCGAGCGTCAGATCGAAGTCGAGATCATGGATGACCCTGACGCGGAGGAGTACCGAAGATTACGACACGGATCGTGACATGGACGAGGACTCGTCGCTCGACATCTGAGCGGCTGTCGCGTTTTCCTTTCCTTTTCACCTTTTGGAGTTGCACCGATGAAGAGTAGCCTGTTTCTGGTTTTCGCCTTGTCCCTCGCCCTGTTGGGCGGCACGGCCCTGGCGGGCGTGCCCGACGATTTGCAGCAGATCAGCGTGACCATCAAGTCCGGGGAGGCCCAGGGTTCCGGCAACCTCGTCACTCGAAAGATCGGCGAGGACACCGTGAGTTTCGTCTGGACGGCGGCCCACGTCGTTGACAATCTGCGCACGTCACGCACGGTCGTCACGGCCAACGGCACCACGCGGACCCTGATCGAATACAAGGACGCCGAGATCGTCCAGGAGCGGCAGGAAGGCGGCCGGCGGGTCGGCGAAGTGAAGTTCGACGCCAAGGTCATCAAGGTGTCGGACGCCGATTATGGCGAAGACCTGGCCCTGCTCATGGTCCGCTGCAAGAATGCCTACCCGATCACGCTGAATACGAAGTTCCACCTGGAGAAGGACTACATCCCGGCCATCGGCGTCGAACTGGCGCATTGCGGCAGTCTCCTCGGCCAATTCGGGGCGAACAGCTACACGACCGGCGTGCTCAGCCAGGTGGGGCGGACGTTGCCGATGAAGGGCGCGAACGTCAAGGTCTTCGACCAGGTGACGGCCGTGGCTTTCCCCGGTAGCTCGGGCGGCGGCGTGTACATCAAGGCGGATGGCGTCTACGTCGGGATGCTGACCCAGGGCGTGCAGCGGCTCCAGGGCTTCAACTTCATCGTTCCCGTGCGGCGCATCCATGCCTTTGCCAAGGAAGCCAAGATCGAATGGGCTATCGACCCGACCGTCAAGATGCCCACCCTGAAAGACATCGAGGCCATTCCGGTGGAAGACGCCGCGGTAGTCGGCTCCGGGCGCGGCAGCCCCGACTTGTCCGAGCCCTGTCTGGGCGGCTTCAACTTCGAGGCCGCGCGTAGCTGGATCGAGCAGTTCGTTCGCACGCAGTAAGTCCAGCCCTCCCATGCCGGACGGTCCCGTCCCAGGGGCCGTCCGGCCTTATCCATTTCCTGTCACCGGCGAGGCGAGAGCGGAGTCACTATGCGCTTGTCCAAGAAAACAGTCGTGAAGATCAAGACGGCAATCGCCGCGGGCGTATCGCAGCCGGTCATTGCCAAGCGGCACAAGGTCAGCCGATCCATCGTTTCCGACATCGCCACCGGCCGCGTGCATAAGGACGTGCCGTGGCCCGATGGGGAAGCCCCCGGACCCAAGGCGGCCGGCGGCCAGCACAAGGCGATCCCCGACTACGACCCGACCGACCGGAAGATCATGGAGTTGGAGGCCGAGGTCATCCATCTGACCGAAGAGCGCAACCGCGAGCGGCAGAAGGTCAAGGCCAGCGCCAAGAGCGCCGGCCTGTTCAAGGCCATTGTCGGTGAAATGGAGCAGCGGGTGACGCCGTTCGCCGCCCTTCCGCCGGTTCTGGACTTCCGGCGCAAGGCGAAGATTACCGAGCATGTCGTCATGCACCTTTCGGACGGCCACCACGATCAGGTCGTGCGGCCGGAGGAGGTCGGCGGCCTGGAAGACTACAGCTTCCCGGTCAGTTGCGCCCGCGCCGAGCGGTACGTGGACACCGTGGTCGAATGGACCCAGGACACCCTGGTGCCGAAGTTCTACTTTCCGGTGCTCTGGGTGCTGGCCTACGGCGACTACACCAGCGGCGAAATCCACAAAGCCTGCGAGCGGTCCTACTACCGCAACCAGTTCAAGAACTGCCTGGCCATCGGCCAGCTTCACGCCCTGATGTACCGCGACCTGGCGGCCCACTTCGAGCAGGTCCATATCCTGTACCTGGCGGGCAATCACGGCCGGCGGACGCCGAAGAAGGACTACCTCGGCGCGCAGGACAACTGGGACTATCTGGTCGCCGAGGTGGCCCGCTTGCACTGCCGTGAAATGGCCAATGTCCATTTCACCATTCCCGATGCGTGGTCGGCCAACCTGAACATCAACGGCGTCGGGTTCAACGTCTCGCACGGTGACGACGTGCGATCGAACCTGGGCATCCCGTGGTACGGCATGGTCCGCCGCCAGAAGGGCCTGATCGCCCTGGGGGCCGCGGCCGGCGCACAACGCTGCCGGTACTTCTGCTGCGGCCATCACCATGCCGCCAGCGTCCTTTCCGACGTGGACGGCGAACTGCTGGTCAACGGGTCGTGGGTCGGCACCGACGCCTTCGCCTACAACTCGCTGTCCGGCTACCGCGAGCCGTCGCAATGGATTCACGGCGTCAATGCCAAGCACGGCATCACCTGGCGGATGAACGTCAAGCTACGGCACGAGCGCGAGAAGCAAGGACCGCGGCGCTACCTCATCGACGGCGGCCGTGACGTGGGGCCGTTGCAGTAGAACGAGTCGTTTCCTTTCCTCCAACCCGGAGTGCTCTATGTTCAACAAGGTCTCCTTGTCCCTGTCTTTTCTGCTGGGAACCATCTGCCTGATCGTGGCTGCGGCGCTGGTCCGCGGGTTCTGCCTGTCGGTCCTGTGGGGCTGGCTGATCGTTCCCGTCTTCGGGCTGCCGAGGCTGACCATTGCCGCCGCCCTGGGCGTGGCCCTGGTCATCAACTACTTCCTCCGCACGACGAAGGAAGGCGGCAACATCCTGAACGTGTTCGCCGAAGGGGCCGTGGTCCTGGGCCTGGGCTTCCTTTTCCACCTTTTCATCTGAGACCCTGAGCGAGCATGAGAGCGATCTTCTTGGGCGGACCATGCGATGCGCAAGAGCGGGAGGCCAACGGCGACCAGCGCTTCCGCGACGTGCGGATGCAGACCGGTGTACTGGTCCGCTACGAGTTGCTCATGCGGTACGGCGACACGCTGATTTATGCCCACGGCCTGACGCTGTATCAGATCATGGACCTGCTCGTCAACTACTACGTGATTGGAGATACCGGTGCGTGATCTATCTGGCTATGACTTTTACAAGTTCATCCGCGCGGTCGCGCACCGCGACCCGTGGAGCGAGCAGGTGGGCTTCCTGCTGGTGGAGCATGTGAGCGGCCAGCCGCGGCGGGTCGCCAAGCCCCTGGAGTTCGTGGAGTTGCCGGACGGCGCACCGCTCGATCCGACCTTTCGCCTTCAGGGGATGGAGGCCCAGGAGCTAATGGACATGCTCTGGGATTGCGGGCTGCGGCCCACCCGGAGCCGGAGCAGCGTCGGGCAAACAGAGGCCATCCAACGGCACCTGGACGACATGCGGATCATCGCTTTCAACCGCTTGGAGATCGAGAAACCATGAGTACGCTCCTCTACTACCTCAAGCAACTCTTTCCGCTGATGTACCGGACACGCTACTGGGACGCCAGCCACCAGCTTCACTTCTGCGTCTGGCGGCAGTGGCTCGGCCGCTGCTACAGCGTGGACGACGTTGTGGTCGTCTACGACGCCGAAATGGAGCGCCGTTGCATTGCCGCCATCGAGCGCGGCGAGTACCAGACGCTTGACGAAGTGCTCGGCGAGTTGCGAGCCAAGGTCAACGCGGAGAAAGGCCAGCCATGAAGTATCTGTTGACCCTGGTCGTGATGTTGACCGCCGGCCTCGTGCAGGCGGCGACCGTGAATCTTCCCAAGGGCGGCGTGCTCGTCTTGGAGAATGGCACGCGATACCTGGTTCCTGCGGGTGCCAGGTTGGAAATCGCGGACGACGACCCTCTGCCGGAGCCGCCGACGCCGACCGTGTACGCGCCGCATTACGGGCTCTGCGTCAATCCCTGCGTATCGAGCCAGTCGTGGGTGTTCTACCCGTCGCTGTATAGCGACTACTGGTACGACAACAACGACGAGCCCTACGTCTACGGCTGGGGTGACAACTGGTATTACCACGGGCCGTCCTACCACCAGCCGCATTATGGCTATCCGACGCCGCCGGGGCATGTCGGCCCGCTGGGGCCGCCGCATTACCCCGGGCACGACCCGCATCACGGCTGTCCGCCCGGTCATATCGGCCCGCCGCCGGGTCATGGCGGCCCGCCGCCGGGTCATGGCGGTAGCCACGGTGGCGGTGGTGGCCACGGTGGCGGTCACGGCGGTGGCGGCCATCGTTGAACGAACCGCGGGCTGGCCAGGGGTTCCTGCCTGGCAGTTAAACGAGACGCCGATAAACGTCCGCCCGCGTCCTTGCGACTGCTTCCCAATCCCCCAGTACCAGGAGCGCATCCATGCCCGACGCCGACCGACCCATTGAAGTGCCCGAGGAGTGGGACGACGAGGACGACTTCGACGAGGACGACTTCGACGAGGACGACTTCGATGACGACGAGTTCGATCCCTACTTCGACGAAGACGAGGACTTCGACGACGAGGACGAAGACGAGGACTTCAGCGACAACGAGGACGACGCCTACGAGGACCCGCGCAACAACCAGGACGTACCGTAGCTGATCCGCCATGCGCGGAAACAGTACCCGCACCGTGGCCGCCCGTGGGACGACGGTGCGAGCCGTTCTGCATCGTAGCTCATTTGGTAGAGCGCCGCATTGTTAATGCGGTGGTTCCAGGTTCGAGTCCTGGCGATGCAGCCTATGAACGTGAGAGTTGTCCTGCAACTTGACAACATGCCGGCGGACACTGACCTGTACACGGTCGGCGACGTTCTCCGGCGGCAAATCTGCGAGTGGCTGGATTTCGACAGCCATCCCGCGGACGTGCATTTTCTCACTGTGGAGAAAGCCGATGAAACGTAAGCCTCGCCGCAGCATTTCGCAACGGTCGGAACTGGTCTATGACCTGCACGAGTTCGGGATCAATCCCGATACGCGCGAGATCGTACTAATGAGTCCGGCCGCGAACGAGGAGGACGGCATTGATTTCGCCTGCGCCAACACGTTCATCAAGAACCTTCTCTTTCTGAATTCGCTGAATCATCAGTCCATCCTCGTGCATCAATGCACCTGTGGCGGTGACTGGAATTACGGCATCGCCATCTACGATGCCATCGCGGCCAGTCAATCGCCCGTCACACTGCTTGCCTACGCCCACGCGCGAAGCATGTCGAGCATCATTCCGCAGGCAGCCAAGAAGCGGGTCATCATGCCCAACGCGGACTTCATGGTCCACTTCGGCACGGCCGCCTATGAGGGCGATGCTCGCAGCTTTCTGGCGGAGGCCAAGCAGAATGATCGCCTGGACGGCCAGATGCTCGCCATCTACACAGCCAAGTGCTACCGCGGCTCATTCTTCCGGCGCAACAAATACTCCAAGGACCGTGTGCGCGAGTACCTGCGACAACGCATGAACGAGGTCCGCGAGTGGTACATGCCTGCGGCGGAGGCCGTGGACAAAGGATTCATGGACGGCGTGTTCGGGGCACCCGGCTTCCGCTCGCTGGATGAAATCAGGCCACGCTAACCCAGAAAGCCAGACTCATGCCGCATTTTTGTGTCAGTGACCTGCACGCTTGCGATAAAGGCCCGCGCGACGCCTTCGCCTTCCAGGACCGGGAGGTGCGGTTCGGCAAGTTCCTTGACATGGTGGAGAGCGAACACGGCCGGCTGCTGATTCTTGGCGATCTGCTCGATTTCTGGCAGGTTCCGGTTGGGGCTGCCATCGTGGCGCACCGCTTGCTGTTGGATCGGCTCGATGCGATGGGGGCGACGTGGATTGTAGGGAACCATGACAACGCCCTGGCTCCGCTGATCGGCACGCCGCTGATGATCGACCACCCGCTGTTCCAGCGGTCCTGCCACCCCTTCGAGGAAACCATCGGCGGCCGGAGGTTTGCCTTCCTCCACGGCCACGAAGCCGATCCGTACTGCTGCGAGCCGAATCCCGGCGTCGGCGAAATCACGGCCATCATCAGCGGGATGCTGGAAGATCGCAACAAGAGCCCGTTCACGCACAAGGGCCACGCCGTCGCCGACGAGTTTGTCGGCACGCTGGAAAGCGCCCTGACGCTGTGGAGAACGCTGACGTTCCAGCACGGCCGGCAGGCTGAGATGGTCGAGGGCGTCGAGAAGTACCGCCAGGAAAAGCAGTGCGACGTGGTGGTCTACGGCCATACGCACGCCCCAGGTCGAATCGGCGACTACCACTTCAACACCGGGTCGTGGGCTCGTCAGAACGACACCTATGTCAAGATCGAAGACGACGGCACCACCAACGTCTTGGAGTGGCTTGGAACATGGCCGAAGCCGTGCAACACGAAGCTGGGCTAGAGGTTGAAGTCGCCAGGGAAACGAAGCGTGACGACAACCTAGAGCGCCTGCCGCAGTACGACGCCTACGCAGTGCCGATCGCCAGCATTTTCTATGACGAGACGTTCAATTGCCGCGGGCCGTTCACGTTGCAATCCGTCGAGGACCTGGCGGCCAGCATCCGGGACAGCATCCTGCAATTCCCCGTAATTGTCGAGCCGCGGGACCAGGATGGCTACGCCTACCGCCTGCTGGCCGGACACCGGCGCTTCGTCGCCGTGGCCCAAATCCTCAACTGGAAGACCATACCCGCAGGCATCCGGCATAACCTTACCGAACGCCAAGCACGCATCCTCAACTTCACCGAGAACCTTGAACGCAAAGACCTGAACCCGCTGGAAGAGGCCCAGGCACTAGGCCGCCTGTTTCCTGATGGTGTGTCGCTGCGGGCGGCGGCTGCCGAGCTAAAACGACCGACCCGCTGGGTCCATGACCGTCAACGGCTGCTGGCGCTTCCTGAAGAGGTCCAACAACTCGCCGCCGCGGGACTGCTTGGAATGGTCCACGTTCAAGTTCTGGCGGCCATGCCGCCCGATGAGCAGATCATCGCAGCCCGCAAGATCGTGGAGGCCAAGCGTGAGCACGGCAAGACCGCCTCACTGGCACATCTGGACCTGAAGTACCGCCGCAAGTTCGGCTACCGCAAGTCGAAGGCGGAGATCAACAAGATGGTTGCCAAGATGTTGGGACGCGGAATTACCGGACTCGGCCCGCGGATGGGCGCGTGGTGCGCCGGGTACATCAGCGATGCGGAACTTGAAGAAGATATTCAAGCAGCAACTCTAGCTCACGAAGAATCGCTGATTCAGTAAGGGGAGGCTGGATATGACGACATTAGCGGCAAAGCTGCGACAGGAGCCCGGCATCGACATGAAACGGCTCAAGCTCGGCACGCGCCTGATGGTCGAGACGGAAAGTGCCGTTTACGAGATGCGCGTGCTGCACCAGGAGTTGTGCCTGGTGGAAATCTCGTCCAGCGATCCGCAACTGCGGCAGCCAACCGTAGGGCAATTCGTCAGCAGCCAGCTTTCTTCCGAAGGCCCGGCCGGAATGACGCCTGCGTGCGAGATTCCGGCTTGGCTCGGCAAAGGACTGCGCATGTACCTTCGCTTCCGCAATGGCTACTACCTCTCGTCCGCAGTCCAGGGCGCAGAAGTGAAGGGCGACACTTGGCACTACAGCGTGTTCTAGGCGCAGGACTCCCGGCATGTGCCCGGGGCACTGAACCCATAACCGCATGGCGGGTGACTGGGGTGGGTAAAGCCTGACCCGGAATGGTATCCACTGCCGTGGCTGGCAGGGCGTCGTGCGATGGCCGGGAGTCCCGCCGCATCCTCTAACTGTGGGAAAACACCGTCATGTACTTCTTGTGTCTCGCCGCCTTGATTGTGGGGTTGATGGCTGTGGAATTGATTTGCCGCTACCGCGGCCTGTGGCAGGAAGCCCGAGACAAGCTGCGTACCAGTCGCCAGGGGACACGACTCGCGCTGCGGTGTGCGGAAGACTTCAAGCAGTTGCTCACGGACCGCGACAGGCTCCATGCGATTGAGACGAGTTGCTTGTCGGAGCAATTGTCTGAACAGGCCAGGCAGCATGACCAGCACAACATGGTGCTCTTGGACGAGATCGGCGGCAGCGTCCTGGAGAAGGTTCTCGCTAACACCATCGCTGATGCCTGGAAGTCCTACGCCCTTGGCTACGAGGTGCTGTGCGAGACGGCAGCCGAGAAAGACGCCATCGGGGCCAATAATGCCAGTGCTGCGATCGCCGAGGCCCGCCGCGTGCTTATGGCCCTTGGGCAGTACGACGCATGAGCAAGGTCTATATCGACAGCGAGACCTGCGGCTTGCACAGCATGATGGTGCTGTTGCAGTACGCCGAGGAAGATGGCCCGATCCAGCTCCACGAGGTCTGGCGGCGGCCGATCCGCGAAACGCTGCGCCTGATCGAATGGCTGACCGAGCACACGGTCGTGGGCTTCAACCTCTCCTTTGACTGGTTCCACATCGTCAAGACCTACACCATCTTCCGCCTTGCGGACCCGGATTGGATTCCACGGGAGCACGTCAACGAGATCGCTCTCTTGGAGCCCCAGGGGCAGGATGGGCCGTGCGTCAAGCCGGCTGCGGCGTTGGACCTGATGCTTCATTCCCGCAAGGGACCGTACCAGTCCCTCATGGCCCGCGAGGACATCCGCATCAAGCGGGTGCCCTCGGCGCTGGCCTATGCCCTCGCTTCTGAGCTAGAGGGCCGTGTCCAATTGGACAACATCTACTTCGCCAAGTCGGCCGATCCGAATGCCCCAAAGTGGCAAGTCTTCGACCGCAAGGATCGCTACGGCGACATCGACACCGACTTCAAGGATGTCGTGCTGCGATTCAACCCGGCTGGCGGCCTCAAGTTCCTCGCTGAGCACGCGATGGGCTTCAAGCCCAAGTTCCATTTCAAGGACGTTGAGCCCTCGGCGGCTTGGCGGCCTTACGAATTGGGCTATGCGCCCACGGCACTGGCCGTCTCGTCGCCGGAGCGGAATTGGGAGGTGTGGGGCAAGAAGAAGGGCAAAACAGCCAAGGTGGCCGTCGAAGAGCAACTGACGGACCCCGCCCTGACTCTGGACGACGAGCATGACGGCGAAGAGGTAGTCCCCAAGCGGCGGAGGCCCAAGGCAGGCGAAGATGCCCTGCTGGGCCACGCCTGGCCGGGCGTCATCGACAAGCACATCGAGCATTGGGCCACCCGGGCAGATGCGCGCGAATACGCCAACGATGACATCGTTTACACGCGGGCGCTCGACAAGCACTTCGGCTGCCCGCCGCCGGGCGACAACGACTCGACGCTGGCTTGCATGGTCCCAGTCGTCCGCTGGCATGGCTTCTCGATCAACAAGGCTGGCATGGGGGAACTGCTCGCCAAGGCCGAGGCAGTGGTCGCCAACAGCCCAGTGAACATCAACAAGCCGCCGGAGGTCCGGGCGTATATCACGGCGGCGATGGACCTCACCGAGAGGATTGTCCTCGAAGAGTCCACGAAGAAGAGCAATTTGGAAGCCATTACTCGCTGGGAGATCGCGACGCCGGAGCCGTGTGGACGTTGTGACGGGGCCGCCTGTCTGCAATCGTTCGACGCCCTTGGATTGGAACCAGCGGCCGACACTGACGCGATTAACGCAGCGTACCGCCGCCTGGTCCAACAGCATCATCCTGACCATGACGGCAATGCGGCGGACTTCAAGCGGGTGCAGACGGCCTACGAGACGTTGACCAATGGTTCGGCGGCCAAGTTCCATGACTGCGCCCGTTGCGGCGGTGCCGGGGTCCTTCAGCCCGGTAGGCATCCGGCGGCCCGCCGGGCGCAGGAAGTCCTCGACGTGAAGATCGCCGCCAAGGAGGTGGAACTCTACAAGAAGCTGCTGCTTGCCGGCAAGTTCCACGCCAGCTTCGTGGTGATCGGCACCTTGTCAAGCCGCATGGCCGGGGCGGACGGCCTGAATCCGCAGGGCATCAAGCACGCCAAGGACGTGCGCAAGATGTTCCCCTTGTTCTGGGAAAACATGATCCTCTGCGGCGGCGACTTCGATTCGTTCGAGGTGACGATTGCCGATGCCGTCTACAACGACCCGGCCCTCCGCAAGGACCTGGTGACGAAGGGCCCCTGCCCGAAGTGCGGCGGCACCGGCAGGGACAAGAAGAAGGGGACGCCGTGCGGCGAGTGCGAAACAACCGGCATGACGCCGCAGAAGCTCCATGCCCTGTTCGGCATGGCCCTCTCTGGCCTCAGCTACGCCGAGGTCATTGCGTCCAGCGGCAGCGACAACGACTGGTACGACAAGGGCAAGCGTGGCGTGTTCGCCCTGGTGTACGGCGGCGATTGGAACACACTGGTGCAGAAGTTGGGCGTCACGGAGGAAAGGGCGAAACGGGCCTACGCGGACTTCGTGAAGCGCTACCCCGGCATCGGCAAGGCCCGCACCAAGACCTTTGACGCCTTCTGCTCCATGCGGCAACCCGCAGGGATCGGGAGCGCAGTGGTCTGGGCCACGCCCGCCGAGTACATCGAAACCTTCCTCGGCTTCCGTCGCTACTTCACGCTGGAGAACAAAATCTGCAAGGCCCTCTTCGACCTGGCCCGCAACCCGCCGAAACACTGGCGGAACTGCAAGGTCAAGGTCGTCCGCCGCGACCGCGTGCAGACTGCCGGCGGGGCCGTGGCCAGCGCTCTCTATGGTGCCGCCTTCCAGATGCAGGCGGCCAACATGCGGGCGGCGGCCAACCACGAGATTCAATCGCCTGGTGCCGAAATCACCAAATCGGTCCAGCGGCAACTGTGGGACTTGCAGCCGGCGGGCGTCCACCCGCTCCGCCTCGCCCCGTTGAACGTCCACGACGAATTGATGGTCGTGGCCATGCCCGAGATCGTCACCGAGATTACGGCCAGCGTCCGCGAGGTCGTGGAATCGTTCCGCGGCCACGTCCCGCTCATTGGCATGACCTGGTTCGAGGGCATGGACAACTGGGCCGAGAAGAAGGGCGGTGCGGCCCCGGTCAAGATTCGAGCCCCGGAGATGCTGTAATGCGCTACATCGACAGCTACGAGATTGAGTTCAAGACGGCCGATGGGCCGTGGGAGAGGGTGGGCCACGTCTATCCCCGCTACCGATGGCGGGTCGTTCGCCCCTGGCTCTTTCTCGGATTGGTCCGCCGGCCGCGGATCGTCAACAACGCGGCCGTTGAAGCGTTGCTAGCCCGGCGCGTTGCCATCGGGGCGGCGACGGCCTTCTGTCTGGCCGCGCCGCTGACTTACTACCGTGTCTGGCGATGCGAACGTCGGGGCTGGAGGCTGCGGCACAGGTGGGAGGACTGTTGGCGATGGCGGGTGCGTCGCTTTCTTGAGGAGGAATGGGAAAGCCCGGAGCCGCCCGTATGAGGAAGATTTCCCGGCCGCTTCACGGCCCTGAATGGCACATTCAAAAGGACGTTATCAAGTACCTGGTCGCCCGCGGGTGGCACGTCGAGCGAACGCACGGGAACCTTTACCAGACCGGGTTTCCTGACCTGTTCGTCGCCCACAAGAAATGGGGCACCCGCTGGATCGACTGCAAGCAGCCGAAGAAGTACAGCTTCACCCGCGACCAGCGACGAAAGTGGCCGATCTGGGACTCCTTTGGCATCGGCATCTGGATTCTGACAGCCGGCAACCAAGAGCAATACAACAAGCTGTTCAGGCCGCCGAACTGGAAGACCTATTGGAAAGCCTCGTGGGGACAGGTTCCCACCCAGGCTGACATCGACCGAATGCTCGACGAGCTAGTGCGCGAAGGCGAATCGTTGCAGCCGCCTGGAAACAACGCTTCCGCCTGATCTACCGCGCCAGCGCACCGCTATATCCGCACCAAGGGGACACTATGCGCCTATTACGCAAGCCGCGGCGTTGGATGTGTTTGCCGGCATCCTTCGCGATGGTCCTGGACCTGACGCTTGACGAGATTCTCGCCGAGATCGGCCACGACGGCAGCGCGATCAAGTTCCCAGGAATGCCCGAGCCTGTGTGCCGGCGGGGCTTCCATCCCCAGGAGCTAATCGACGTGTGCCTGGCCCGCGGCTTTGCGGCCACGCGGATCGAATTGGCTCCGTGCCTGATGGCCACTCCCAACAGCCCCGAGTGGCCCGTGCTGCCGGACGACGTGGCGTGGCAGCGCTTCAAGCGGACCATTGACCTGACGCGCGGCGTGATTGAAGGCGTCGGCTCCCACTGCGGCCATGCTGTCGCCTACGAGTACGGCCACATCTTCGACCCGGACGGCTGCGAGTACGACCACTCGCGCGAAGCCTGCGAGCAACGGGGTTTCTTCACTCAGCACCTTTGGCGCATCGACAGGATTTGAGCATGGCTTCCAGTGTGCAACGAAACAACGAGCTATTGCCTTGCGTCATCGCAGGGGACGCCGAGGCCCGCCGCGTCTTGATCGAAGAGAACATGGCGCTGGTGATTGTTAAGGCCGATGGCCTGGTCCGACAAATGCCGCATTTTGCCTATCTGCGTAACGACCTGGTGAGTGCGGGCTACGTCGGCCTGGTTAAAGCAATCAACAAGCTATCGACCACCAAGCCACGCAAAAGCAGTCTTCGCGCAGCGAGCGCACTGAATACGTGGATGGGTCGTGCGATCCTGCACGAAATGCTGGAACTGCTCCCGCGGGAACAAGCCATCCAAGTTCCACGCAAATCCGCGAAAGCCGCACGCAATCCTGAAACGGTGTCGTGGAATGCTCGGCCCATCAACACGCCCATTGTCTACAACGTGCTGCCAGAAACGCTCACAGCCCGTTCGCAATTTGCTTTAGTGGACTTGCAGGATGTCTGCGACGTGTGCTGCCAGACCGAGACAGAACGCGAATGCCTACGGCTGCGCGCCGCCGGCCACACGTTCAAAGAGATCGGTATAGCACTCCATCAGCCCTTGCCGACTGCCTACTTGATGTTCCGCAAACTGCAAAAGCGAATCCTCAAGAAATGGGACTGCCAATGATCCGCCGCATCTTCTTGGACCTGGACGACGTGTGCAACACGCTGGCCATGCACGTTTTGCATTGCGTTGGTTGCCAGGTCGATCCCCGCGACTATCGACAGCACCCGGTTTCTTTTGGCTACGAAATCCACGAGGCGGCCAATCACCTGCTTGGCCGGCGCAAGTTCGCGGGTGCCGACCGGTTCTGGTCCACCATCACCCGGACCAACTGGGCCGAATGCCCCACCTCGGAAATCTTCCCGTGGGTTCTGCTACGGGCGGCCCGGCTCGTGGGCCGGGAAAACGT